TCGTAGACGCAGCAGAAGAATTATGGGCATCACTACAGCAAACACTATCAACGGGTGGGCAAGGTATATTGCTATCAACACCAAATGGAACTGGTAATTTCTTTCACAAGATGTGGACTAAGGCAGAGGCAGGAGAAAATAAATTTAAGACGGTAAGACTTCCATGGACAGTTCACCCTGAAAGAGATCAAGAATGGCGAGAGAGGCAGGATGCAGAGCTTGGAGTAAGATTGGCAGCGCAGGAGTGCGACTGTGACTTTTCTACTTCAGGTAATACAGTTGTGGCACCTGAGCTGATGGCTTATTATCTAGAAACCTTTATTCAAGAGCCAGTCGAAAAGAGAGGCTTTGATGGAAACTTGTGGATATGGGAACAGGCAAATTACACGAGACAGTATTTGATTGCAGCTGACGTTTCTCGAGGAGATAGTAGTGACTATTCAGCATTCCATGTAATTGATGTTGAATCTTGCACACAAGTCGCTGAGTACAAGGGACATCTTTCGACTAAGGATTTTGGTAATCTATTAGTAGCAGTTGGAACAGAATATAACGATGCACTATTGGTAGTTGAGAATGCTAACATAGGATGGGCAACTCTTCAGCAGATAATTGAGCGAGAGTATAAGAACCTATATTACACACCAAAAGATAGTGGATTAGACTCCGATAGGTACTTATCAAAAGGATTTGACCTAGTGAATAGTTCAGATATGGTTGCTGGATTTACAAACTCACTCAGAGTAAGACCACTTACAATTAGTAAGATGGAGTTGTATATTCGAGAAAAAAGCTGTATAATACGAAGTAAGCGCTTGCTTGATGAGCTTTGTGTGTTTATTTATAGAAATGGACGTCCAGAAGCAGCATCAGGTTATAATGATGATTTGGTGATGAGCTTTTGTCAAGGACTATGGGTAAGAGACACAGCACTGCGTCTGAGACAAGCAGGAATAGAATTAAACCGGGTAGCAGTAAGTAATATAATGTCAACAGTATCTGTATATAAACCACGTGACACTAATCGTGCTTATAAGATGAGAACTTTGAGAGGTTTGGATGAGGATACTAACTGGTTGCTGTGACTATTTATATAAAATAAACACCAATGGCTGAACAAAAACAGGGACAATCACTCTTTGATGCACTACGTAGGCTCTTTAGCACCGACGTAATCATAAGAAATGTAGGCGGAAATCAGCTTAAAGTGATAGATACCAATAGAATTGAGTCTAGTGGTAATATCAAGACGAACCGAAGACCAGATAGATATTCAAGATTATTCTCTGCAGCAGGTGGAGTTAGATCAATGCACGCAGGTCAGCTGCAATTATACACTCGATTGGAGTTGTTTCGTGACTATGAACTAATGGACACAGATAGCATCATCGCATCAGCTTTGGATATATACTCGGATGAGTGTACCGCAAAGAATGAGTTTGGTGACATGCTTACTATCACCTCCAACAATGAAAAAGTACAAAAGGTTCTCCACAACCTATTCTATGATATATTAAACATAGAGTTTAATTTATGGCCATGGATTAGAAACACAGTCAAATATGGAGACTTCTTCTTAAAACTTAGTATCGCAGAAAAATATGGAGTAATAGGTGTTGAGCCTATCTCAGCCTATGAGATGATTCGTGAGGAAGGAATTGATCCAGAGGAACCAAATAAGATCACTTTCAAAAGAGACTACACTGCACTATCGTCAGCTTATTCAATAGGTTCAACTCGAAATGCCGATGAATTTGATAACTTTGAAATTGCTCACTTTAGACTGTTAACAGACACAAACTTCCTACCTTATGGACGATCAATAATCGAACCATCGAGAAAAGTTTGGAAGCAAATCATACTTATGGAGGATGCGATGTTGATACATCGTATTATGAGAGCGCCAGATAAGCGTGTATTTAAGATTGATATAGGAAACATTCCAGCAAGCGAAGTTGATGCGTTTATGGAAGTGATGACTAATAAGATGCAAAAGGTGCCTTATGTAGATCCAGAAACTGGAGAATACAACTTAAAGTATAATATGCAAAATCTATTGGAGGACTTCTATCTTCCAGTTCGTGGAACAGAGAGTGGCACTTCAATAGAGTCTCTAACTGGTTTACAAAACGACTCGATTGCGGATATTGATTATTTAAAGAATAGGCTTTTAGGTTCCCTTAAAATACCAAAAGCTTATTTGGGATATGAAGAGGATACGACAGGAAAAGCTACACTCGCTTCTCAAGATTTCCGATTTGCTAGAACAATCGAACGCATCCAAAAAATCATTACGTCAGAGCTAACTAAGATAGCCATTGTTCACTTATATGCACAAGGGTTTACTGAATCGGATTTAGTAGACTTTAGTATGAGTTTAACGGCTCCATCCTCTGTATATGAAAAAGAGAAGGTAGAGCTTTGGGCATCCAAAGTCACACTAGGTGGTGACATGATCGAAAAGAAGCTATTCAGTAGGTACTGGGTGTATGAAAACTTATTCAATATGAGTGAGCAGCAGTGGATGGATGAGCAAGCTAGAATTATACAAGACGTTAAAGAGCAATTTAGATTAGAGCAGATCAAAACAGAAGGAAATGATCCATCCAAAACTGGTCAGTCATTCGGAACAGCCCACGATCTAGCAGCTCTGTATAAGGGCAATAGTGGAGTACCAAAAGGGTACGATGAAAAAGCCCCACAATCAAACGAAATCCCTGAAGGTGGTTGGCCTGGAGCTGGAAGACCTAAGGAACCTGGTACATACGGTAAACACGTACATCCATTAGGTTGGGACCCACTAGGTAACAAGGCTATTCGAAGTGTCTCTGAAGGAAATAAGGATATTGAAACACATAGACGTTTATTAAACTCACTTGAGGCTTTTAGAAGCAAAAAGCAAGCACTTATAGAGACGTTCGCTCCAGAAAAAGAGCATGGAATGGATGATGAGCTAGGTTTATTAAATGAGAGCAATCTATTACAGGAGGATTAAGATATTAAGACATATTTATATATAGATGAAAAAATCAACACACTCGAAGATTAAAAATACTGCTATACTGTTTGAGCTACTAACAAGACAAGTAGCAGCGGATACTATGAGGGGAGTAGAGAAGTCCCCAGCACTTCACTTAATAAGAGAGTACTTTAAGCCAACTACAGCCTTAACAAAGGAGTTGATACTTTATCAAACATTAATAAATGAAAGATTCAATTCAATTGACAAAGCAAACTATCTCGTAAACACAGTAGTAAAACTACGCAATGGAATGGACACTAAGGTGTTGGGTGAACAAAAATATAAGCTAATTCGCGAAGTCAAAAAGCACTACGAATTAACCAATTTCTTCAAGACAAATCTTAGTAACTACACACTATTCGCCTCCATTTACCGGATATTTGAAGGCGCTGTGGTTACAAAGGCAGCAGAAGTAGTTAAGAGTAGGTTTACTGTACTGGAGCATTTAGCTGGAAGAAGAGGTGGTAAGCTAATCGAAGCTAAAGATCAGGTAGTTGAGTATTACCTAAAGCAGGACCAGGAGATTAGATTGTTAGCATACAAACTTATGATTGATAGGTTCAATGACAAGTACGCAGGGCTATCCGCAAGACAAAAGGGGATACTTAAAGAGTACATCAACAACGTATCCAATACGGTGAATTTGAGAGAATTTGTATTGGCCGAGGCATTGGTGATACAAACCAGCCTAGCAAAATACACAACAAAGATAACTGACAAAGTAACTAAAATAAAGCTTACCGAGGTAAACAATATGCTTTCCTCACTTACTAAGGTGAAAAATATAAAAGAGGATCACGTATTGTCTTTATTATTGTACCATGAATTATTAAAGGAATTAAAGAATGTCAAATGAACTAAAAAAGCTGACAAAGCAAGAGATTGCTGAAGTTCGCGATTATATAAAGAAGTTAGAATTACAAAAAGAGGGCAGCACTACAGCTAATGCACCAGGATTTCTCACAGCGGGAGCGTGGTCTGGTGAGGAGGGTGGCACTGGCACAAATGCAATTGATGTTGAAGATCCACAATATAGTTTTTCAATTAAGGCTCCAGAGCAAAAGTCAAAAAACTTTGTTAAACTTCACGAAGCAAACTATAAAACCTTCAAAGAGGATAGTACAGCAAATGAGGTACAAAAAGTGAATAGAAAGATACTTGACGTTAATCGAATGTTGCGTGAAATATCACAAGCACTTGACCACAGCATTAAATTAAAGACCGAATCAGCTTTTGACAGCTCTCGTTATTGGAAAAGGACAAACGAAGCTATATTGCAAATGAAAGTTCGTTTGTGTGAAGTAAATAAAAAAGTGAGCAGATTAGCTAACTTAAAAGAAATAGCAGCCAACTCAGTAAAAGATAAGCTAGTGCAACTGTTTAACAAAGCAGGAATACGAGTAACAGCTCAAGATGTAGACTACAATCAAGTGAGTTCAGAAGTATATGAGTTTGATGTGTTAATAGCAGGAGAGCCTTACGCAATTGACTATAATAAAGGAGCATTGGTTTATCAAGATTATAATGAGGAAGTGCAGTTGGGAAATATAAACCAAGAGGAAGAAGTTGTCGCTAAATTGACTCAAATTTTTAAACCATGAGCAGAGCAGTATTAATAGATTATATAGGATCAATTACAGTTACCCCAGAGCAAATTAACGAATCAATCGCTAAGAATGGTGGCAAGGTACTTGTAAGCGGTATCATGCAGAGAGGTAGTTCTGGTGGAGATGAAAATTTTAACCAGAATGGAAGAAGCTATCCGCTACCAATACTACAACGCGAAGCAGACAAATATAAAAAATCACTTGTTGCTGAGCGAAGAGCTTTGGGAGAATTGGATCATCCAGAATCCTCAGTAGTCAACCTATCCAACGTATCGCACAACGTAGTAGATCTATGGTGGGACGGAAATAACTTGATGGGTAAGATTGAAATACTACCAACGCCAGCTGGAAACATCGCAAAGGAGCTATTAAAAGCTGGTATTCGTTTAGGTATATCATCTCGAGGGATGGGTTCAGTAAAAAACCTAGGCGAAGGGAAGGTTGAAGTACAGGATGATTACGAAATCGTATGCTGGGATTTAGTATCCAATCCATCGACTCAAGGAGCATTCATGTCATCAACACTCAATGAAGGTATTAATAAGGAAACAACAAACAAATACTTAAAAATCAATTCACTGATTAGTGATATAATATCAGTAATGTAATATGAAACTAAAGAAAATCAAAGAAAGCATTGACCAAAACACAACACTCAACGAAAAAGTTGCATTCCTGAGTGAGGTATCAAAGTTTAATGAGTATGGCCGTGCAATCTACCGTACTGAAGGAATGCTCGAAGCATGCAAAGCTGTAACTAATATCGTTGAAAATGCTGAGCGTATTGCTCTGCAGGAGACTGATGAGTGGTTTGATGAAGTGACTGTAAAGCGAAACATGAAGTCGCTTCGCTCTAACAATGAATCATTCAAGAAGACTGTTAACGAAATGACAAAATTACAACAAAGGCTGGAATCTCTGTATGAAGAGATGGGAGGCACTTTAGGTAGATACTACGAAATACACTAACAATGAATCGAAAGGAAGCACTTATCTCAGAACTAATATCAAAGGTACTTGGTGAGTATATCTTCGAAGAAGATAATCCCTTTGCAGTAAAAGATGATAAAAAGGGAGAGGAAGAAGCACCAGCCCCAGAAGCAGACGCAGAAGGAGCAGACAAAAAAGCTGAGGAGAAGCCAAAGGCAGAACCAAAGCAGGATGCTGGATTGACCTTTAACTTTGATATATCCGGTGTTAAGAAATACAATAAAGCTAATTTCGGAAGTAGCACAGCAGTAGCTAAAAAGATTACCAAGGACGGAATAATAGCAACTGTACAACCAGACGGTATAGATATACTAGTCGGCTTTGATGATGTTTCAGAATCAGTTAAAGCTTTTTTTAAA